CGGCATGACTGCCACGGGACAAAAAATTGAACCGTGATTGTCTTGCCGCTAATTAGTTGCAAGTTGTGTGAGACTTTCGCTCAGACACAAATTAGACTAACAAATCATTTTCTGATGTCAAGCCTGTTGGCAAACTGTGCCATCTTAGCCTTGAGCAAATTGGCCTTTGCGTGATCAAACTGCGCAGCCATCTTTTTCTTTTTCTTGCCGTTGTCGTATCGAGCAGTTGCAAGTCCTGCTTCGATCGCAGCATCAACCTCAAACCATGTTTCAGCAGCGATCAGGCTTTCGATCTGATCTTTGCTTTGGTTCATGAATTGCGAGTAAATGTCAATCAGCGATCGATCGTAGCTTTCGAGTGCTTGCAACGTCTTACGAATCTCGTCCTGGTTGCCGAATGCCAGTCCCATTGCTCGATGAATCATCAAACGTGATCCGTCTCCCATGAGCCGATTGGTACCAGCAAGGAAAATCACGCTCGCTGCCGACGCTGCCAGACTGTCGTTGAAAGTTGTCACCTCTCCGCTGTGATTTTTCAGCAGATTAAAGATCGCAATGCCTTCGTCAGCAGCTCCTCCTGGGCTGTTGATGCGAACTGTGACCGCGTTGCTGCCGAACGCCTTAAGCGCTTTTCCGACTTCTTTGGCCGTGATCGGGTTTTCATCCCATCCATCGCCAACAATGCCAGAGAGCAGGATTTCGTTGGTTTCGTTTACAATTTCGATCATTATTGACCCCCTTGGAGTTGAAATACTCGGTTTTCCCAGTTTTTTACTGATTCTGTTACTGCTTTTTTGAGCGTTTCGGGCCCGTTTTCAGCGGCGAGCTGTGCCAGGATTTGTACCGATTGCTCGCAATGCTTTCTTGCCAGATCGCGATCCAATCCGATGGCCTCAATCTTGTCAGCTAGTTTGGCTTGCCATTTAGGGTAGTTTTTGCCAATCCAAGCCACAAATTGACCCTTGCCAGCAGCATTTACAGCGTTATTTCCCTCAGTCTTGATCAGATCACGCAGCATTTGCTCGACAGCTCTGGCATTGCGTGCCTGAGCCTCAGAGTCCTGTGGCATGACTTCGCCTTCGTCGATGTCTTCCTGCTCATCTTCTAACGTGTCTTCCACCTCGCCTGGCGATTGCTCACCGGTTGCTTGTTGAATTGCTGGATTGATAAACAAATCGCCACCGTCGTAAGGATTCAAGTCTAGCTTGGCTCTGACTTCGTTGGGATTCATGATGCGATTTTGAATCGCTTTGCTGAACGATTCCATCGTGGTCGTCAAATCGGTACGCAGCAGAGCGCCTGAGTTAAACTTGAAGTAAATGCGGCCCAATCGCTTTTCGCTTTCGTTCCGCAGCTTCATGTCGCATTGTTCCTCAAACGCAACCATCCAGCGATCAAGACATTGCAGATACGCCAGGTTCTTTTGCTCAAGGCTGTTGTACGAGGTGCTTTCACCGTCGCCTGGCATTCCCTCAAGCCCAAAGAGCATCCCGATGTCTTGCCGGTTAAACTTTTGCAGCTCGACAAATTGCGCGTCGTTGTTCGACATCGAGATCGCGTTGGCCTTGATGCCCTCACGCAGCAAGCCGGCCTTGCCAGCGTTGTCCGACCCGCTTTCCTTTTCGTTAAACTGGTCGATAAATTCCTGAGCATCTTCCGACTTGCGAAATGCACCTGGCGGTGCTTCAAGTATTAACTTTCCTCTAAATCCCTTTCGCGTTTGGCTGTTTTGGAATTTGATCGATTCCGACGCTGTAGAAAAAATGGTGTTAGCCAAATCCAGCAGACCAAGACCAAGAACACCATCATAAGAAAACCCTGGGAGGTGCAAAACGTCGGCATCGCGGAAAATCAGGTACCCATTGCCATCGACATCGAACGCATCAAATAAGTTGGTTTTGCTTTGGTCGTCAGGCTTGGTGATGTGCCACTTTTCTCCCTCGTAAACAATCGTCCAGGTGTTTTCTGGAAGCATTGGAATAAGCTCATCGATCCGCGATCCGGTGCGTATGATTGCAGCTCTGCCGTTACCGCGCAGAAGTGCATGAGATAGCAATTGAGCTTTGAACGTCGTCGGGCTTTGGATCTTGTTTGGCTGCTCACGCAAAAGCCGGTAGCCATCGTGCCTGGTATCGTTTACGGCACCCTCGCCTTGCACCCGTTTTACATCGATCGGCAAACGTGCAAAATCGCCTGTCAGCTTATTGTGTGCGTACCAAGCCGGCGGGATGCCGAGTGCTTCGTTTACGCCAACCTTGCGACCTAGCGTCCAAGAATAGCCTGCCCAGGAAATCATCTTTTCAAGAATACTCATCTTTGCTCCTAAGTGACATACAGGCTTCCTTGCGATCGCTCAGGCTGCAAAGATGCAATGCGATAAGCCATTACAGCAGCGACGATCGGATCAATCTTGTCCTTGCTGTTTTTCTTATCAAACATCCATCTATCCTGACGATCTTTACAAATTATAGCGTTATTCGCACACCAGCGTAATAATTTGGAATCACTAAATACCAACCGCCCTTCATTCATCAATTGTATAAAGTCTCTGATAGCTTCATTAAAGTTGGCCTGGTTCTGCGCCATGCGTGCTGCTGTGATGCCGGCTTTGGTCAGTTTCTCACCTAGCTGCTGGCCGTTGTAGGGATCATAGGCAACGGTGCCAATGTCGTGCGCTGTCAGTTCCTCGATTGCGGATTCGGTCAGATCCTCAATCGGGTAAACGCACTTAAACAGCTCGCCAGTATGCACAAATTCAGAAAATGGCTGCATTGTCAAATCGCGTCTTGTGTCGGCTGCAATGAACGCCCTAGCCTTTATTTCATATCGGTAAATCGTTTTGCCTTGATTGTCCACACTGATAGGAAACCTTGCACACAGAGCATACGCTGCCAAGTCATCCCTGGCACCGAGGTCAACGCCAGCTCCAAACGCGTCGGCTTGCGTCCAGTCTGCATGCTCGCCGACGCAGCGATCAAACGCCACCAGGTCAAATGCTTTTTCTGTGGAGGACACAACGCGGTTGCCGTGATACCGCAGAAATCGATTTCGCCCGAGTCCGGTTGACTTATCCTCATTCCATCGCTGCCGTAGGTAATCTGCTTTTACAGATACTCCCAGGTTTGGATTGGACTTGATCCATTTTGTCTCGTCGGCTGGATCGTCTTTCTCGTCGAGCTCGTAAATCAGAGCAAACAGGCTGTCATCTCGGTGGATGCCGGCTGATACGTTTACAGCGTACTGGTACTCGTCGAGCCACAGGTGCGAGTCATCAGCGCCGGCAGTCGTGATGATCAAATGCAATGGCTGCGAACGCGATCCTGACCCAGTCACCATCGTATCGTAAAACTTACGATGATATTCGCCCCATGCGTGCAGCTCGTCCATGACCACACAATGTGGGTTCAAACCGTCAAACGGCTTGTCCGACGATACTTTGCGAATGTAAGATCCGTTGTGCTTGTAGGTGATCGTCTCGTTTTTTATGTCGCTATGCTTTTTCAGCGGCGAAGATTGAGCCACCATTCGCTCGCATTCACCGTAAACCACCTCAGCCTGTTCTTTTTTGGTCGCAGTTAAAAGGATCTGGCCGACTGCCTCGGGTTTGCCTGTCTTTGGATCGAGGTCTGCCATCGCCAAATAATGACACAAGCCAGCAATCAGCGTTGACTTGCCGTTTTTGCGTGCCATCGACCAGTAAACTTTACGAAACCGCCTGGTGTTGTCCTCGTTGCGTTTCCAGCCAAAGATGTTCCACAAGCCGAACAACTGCCAATCTTCAAGAATCAGCGGTTTGCCGGCGTACTCGCCGATGCTGTGACGCAGCAGCACCGGAAAGAAATCACAAACTGCTTCGGCATCCTCTCTGTCGAAATGATACGGAAAATCTGGCGTGCTCTGGTGCTGCATGTCGATCCGGTAGCGGCGCACTGCATCCTTTACGCGATCGCAAGCAATCACGCTGCCGCTTTCGACGGCCTGGCAGTATTCCTCGACTCGTAAACCGACTCCGCTTGCGATCAACCAGTCCTCCTTTTGAGCCAGGCAGTAAATTCGTCTTCTTGCTCTGTTTGCGGTGCTTTTAGCCTTGAGCGGCTTGATGGTGTCAGGCCCAACTCGGCCTCACGCTTGAGCAACCTGTCTGAGTAAGTGTGAAACTGATTTGCCTCTGGCCTGAGCTTTGGCCGGCCTTTGTCGTCAGTGATCGACACATTGCCGCCTTTGATCACCTCCCACAAAGACAACATCATCGAGTAGTCCATGCAGTAGCCAGCAATCAAGCCTTGATCGGTTGTTGCGAGCAAATTCATGCTCTCAAGCTGGTCGCAGACCCAATGCCAGCGCGATTTAGCGACCGGATCGCCATCGACTGCGTCTGGAATTTTTGGCCGGCCAAGTTGCACCTTGGGCTCGTCTTTGTTTCGTCGCTCTGGGTGCTTAACGAACGCACCGGACGCCTCTTTTACTGCGTTTGATAGCGGTTTACGTCCTTTTACCATGTTGAAACCCCCAAAAATGGAGAAATACACGGAAGCG